ACAAAATACCTGCGGTATTCTTTTGCGCAGGATCGAGAGGCTCTTGAGGATGCTCAGGAGCCTTTCCGTTATGTTCTCGATGGTGCATATCATAATGGTGTGACCCTGATACCTGTCGAGATCGTGGGAGATAGTCTGGATGATTGTGTCGAAAAGTTGACGCAATCTGACCCAGATTTTTATCTGTCGCCCACCCTATCCCTAACTGGTGGATGGGTGTGTGCAGATTATGATGTGACTGCGAAGGTTCGCAGTTTAGTGTAAACCCAAATCAAAAACTGTAGGAGGTTAAAATGGGTAAGTCTAAGTTTTCAATGGAATTCAAAAAGTCGGTGTGTGAGTATGCGAACGAGCACAACTATGCGGATACTAGTGTCAAGTATGGCATCACTACAAAATCCATCCAAAATTGGCGGAAGTCCCTAGGTTATCCTAGGCCAACTGAAGGTCGTTCTACCTTTGCCACAGGTATAAAGCATGAGGCGTGTCAACACTACGAAACTCATACTGGTGATGAGACCTCCGAAAAGTTCGGTGTCAGTAAAGCCGTACTGTGCAAGTGGCGTAGAAAGCTAGGGTATCGTAACAAGTCTCGTGGGTATAACTTGTACACCGAGGCTCTACAGCCCACTGTAACAAAACGTGAACGCCATAACTTTGTGATGACCCGTTCGGAGAACGGACAACTCAAGGCTGAGTTGCAGCAACGTGACGAACGTATCACGTCATTGGAAGAACGCCTTACTCAACTCGAAGGCGCATCAACCATCATATCCCAACTAAAACAACTACTTAACTAGGAGGTAACATGAATATATTTGCACTCTCTGAGTGTCCTGAGCAGTCAGCATTGTGGCTGGATGACATACGCAAGAACAAGATGATCTTGGAATCTGCGCAGATGTTATCCACCGCAGTCAGGCACCTAACACCTGACACTGACCTGCCAGTGTATCGGGTGGCGTACTTGAACCATCCGTGCACAATCTGGGCCAGACAATCCCGTGATAACTTTCGTTGGCTTGTCAGTCACATGAGGTCGTTATTCAATCAGAAGTCGGGACTACACAAGTCGGCTGACCTGTTGCCCTACTTCGACAAGTATACAGAGGATGGTGCCTTCCCATCAGAAGGTAGAACACCCTTTGCAAACTGTGCTCGTAATCAAGAACGTGGTGTAGATTACTCAGACGTTTCTGATGTACATGGGGCATATCGCCTGTATATGAATGACAGGTGGAAAGAACGTACTATAACCCTGACATGGCGTTGGGGTAGAGAACCCGAATGGAGGAACTGATATGGAATATACTATTCGTGCTGTAGACAAGTCTCTTGTCGAGGCTATGCCTGAGCAGATCAATGCAGAGCTTGAGATGTTCAAAGCCTACGAGTTTGAGCCTGCGTTTTTTACTCACGAGGGTGTTGCCGGTGCTGGTCACATTACTATCGGTGACAACAAGTGCTATGTAGTAAGACCAACTGAGTTCGGCTTTGTTGTCAAGAAAATCTATACTGTAGATGCAGAAGAGCCTGACCCCGTGCTACGTAATTGGGGTCGGTATCGGGAGTACGATATATTCCATACCTCAGATAACCGACTGCAACGTTGGGTTGAGAATATAGTACAGGTAGTTGTCGGACTGGATATGTCCGAAGAGTTTCGTGTGCCTCTGCGATTACGTGCACTAGGTGCTCGTAGGTCTGAGAGGTTTCACCCTAAGATTACCTTGTGGTTGTCTCAAGAGCATCGTGACACTGACAGACTCACTGCCATGAAGCCTACCCGTGCTTTCGGTACATTGTTACCCGAGCTTGAGCACAAGCAACTCATGCAGATTACAGATCTATACTTGCGAGAGTTTGCACCTCGTGAGTTTACAGTGCACGTATCTCAAGAGGCAGATGACTTCAGACGTGCCTATGCTGGCAATCAATCAGCCACAGAGAACATCGACACCACCCGTACCCGTAAGCACAGTGCACATAGCTGTATGCGGTATGAGTTCGAGCATCTGCCTTGCCACCCCGCTACTGCATATGCTAGTGGTGACTTCTCTATCGTCTTTGTCACTGACCAGAACGGTGATATTGCTGGTCGTTGTGTAGTGTGTACAAGCCCTGACTTTGACAGACCACAGGCAGGGCCGATCTACGGTGTGTCTGAGCAAGCCCTCAACTGCATCGAGGAACGTCTGGAGTCTATGGGTGCACGGTACGATGACGATGCAAGTTGGTTAGGTGCACGTCTTAAACGTATCGAGATGTGTGACGAAGGTTTCGTCGGCCCTTATCTGGACTTGATTCCTCAACGGTTATCTGATACAGGTGAGTACCTAGTTATAAGTCACACTGGTGAGATTGATGCCAGTGTTTACAGTGGCTTACTCGGTGGTCATTATGCTGAGTGTACCGAGTGTGGTAGGGGTATAGATGAGGATGACACCTTCCATTCAGATACAACTGGTGAGTGCTACTGCGAGTCATGCTACTACGAAGAGCATTTCTTCTGCGAGTATGCAGAGTCAGATACACACAAGTCAGAGTCCATAGAGTGCCGTAGAGTAACTCACTTCAATCGCACCGAGGTATTCCTAGTGTGTGAGCACCACGTACTTAACTACGATGATTTTGTACTCTGTACTGACGATGAGTGGTGGCATGTTGACGATGTTCAATACTGCGAGCACGATGACGTGTGGGTTTCACCTGACAGCATTGACGAGTACTTTCGGTCTGACTGGGATGGTGAGTTGTACCCTACCAGCATGTCACGTACCACTGTTGATGGCGAGGAAGTATCTAAACAAGAAATGGAAGATGATGCGGGCATCTGGCAAAAGAATGATGCTAACTTATGGGAACAGGTACAAGAGGAGATGGAAGTATGACTTATAGTTTAATTGAGATGCTGCGTTACAAACGCCCAGAGGGTAGTCAGACGCAGAAAGAATTTTGTCAGAGGTTTCTCGAACCTACGTTCGGTTTACCTGACAGGCATGGCAACTACATACATGTCGTTGGTGAAGAGCCTAACCTGTGTTTTACTGCACACCATGACACTGTGCACAAGACAGAAGGTATGCAGCAACTCGTTGTTATCAATGATGTAATCTCTGTTGCTGATGCAAAGGTATCCAGCTGTCTTGGTGCTGACTGTACCACTGGTGTATGGCTTATCCTTGGCATGATTGAGGAGGGTGTAGAGGGTGTCTATGTCATCCATGCAGCTGAGGAGGTAGGGTGCAAAGGTAGTCGTGCACTTGTTAATGATAACCCTTGGTGGCTGAGTTATATCGACGCAGTGATTAGCTTTGATCGGTACGGTACAGAGTCTGTTATTACCCACCAGATGGGCTTACGTACAGCCTCGGATGAGTTCGCAGCATCCTTCTCGGAGGCAATCAACCTGCCACAGTTCAAGGCTGATTCCGGTGGCTCGTATACTGACAGCAATGAGTACATGCTTGACGTGTCAGAATGTACAAACATCAGTGTCGGTTATTACGGACAGCATGGTGTCAATGAGACTCAAGACATTGATTTTGCTAACGTACTACTGACTGCCTTGTGTCTAGCTGACTGGACACGTCTGGTCTTCAAGCGTGACCCAAGTGTTGTTGAGGACAGGTATGTGTACAGGTCTCAAGCCATTGGGTATGAGCCAGTTTGCAATGAGGACAACATAGACCAACTTGAAACATTGGTCATCGACTACCCACATAAGATTGCAGAGATGCTGGATCAGTACGGCTTCACCCCGTACAGCCTCATGGAGGAGTGTCAAATTGACGATATGAAACAGTACTCTAGCTACTACGACGAGTACGCAACTAGACTAGGTAAAAAATATTTAGTCTGACCCCTTGACATACGAAATAAAGTGTCTATTTTATATTACTTAAAGTAACTTAAAGTTACTGTAATAATTATTATTATAGTAATAATAAATACTTTAAGTATAACTATAGGTTCACCACCCTTAGCTCAACTGGATAGAGCAACTGCCTTCTAAGCAGTAGGTTGCAGGTTCGAGTCCTGCAGGGTGGGCCAATCTATGGAGGCTAACATGGACGATCCACATGACGATTGTACACACTGGTTAGGAAAGTTATGAGATTTAGAACAGCAGTAGATGAATACCTGCACACACGTCAATTTGCATCACTGGCAGCATCCTCCCAAAAAGGTTACGAGTCAGCACTACATTCTTTTTGTCGCATGTCCGTAGGCGGAAGAACTCTGGGTAACATATCCATCAAAAATCTTAACGTCCCACTTTGTACGGAGATTTACGATACGTGGGAGATGGAGACATCTACATCCAATGCAAACCACAAGGCACGTATATTCTCTGTCCTGATGAATTATCTAATCACGATGGAAAAGATGAATACCAATCCTATGTCACGAGTGCGCAAACGTACAAGTGAGCCACGTTCAGTTATCTGGACGCATGACCAAGTACTATCATGCCTCGACTCTGCATTCCAAAACTTTGACTGGAGAAACCTGGGGCTGATTATCTTGATGTGTTATGAGTGGGGGCAGAGACCCATAGACATACGCAACTTGCAATGGGATCAAGTTGACCTTGAGAGTGAGGTAGTAACAATCACTCAAAGCAAACGAGGTGCAACTGTTGAGCTACCTATTCCGGATAACTTACTCACGATGCTCAAACAGCAGAAAGAGGACTGGGACTTCCAGCCATACGTAGTACCCCACCACAGGCCACAGGACAGTGCTTACAGGCCTCTAACGATTGTCCAGATGACAACACTGCTTGCAGACGTTAAGGCTGCTGCAGGGCTTCCCTATGACCTCAGAGTGGGTGACCTAAGAAAGACCGCCATTGTGCAGATGATCGAGAGTGGTGTAGACCACCTTGCAATTCAATCTGTGTCAGGTCATAAGCATGTACAAAGTCTAAACCCATACAACAAGTTTAGTTTAAAAACCGCAAAGTCTGCATTGGATAGGAGACAAAGAGTATGATATACCTGTTAATATGGTTTGTAATAATGCCTGAACAGGGTGTTAGGTATTATCACCTAGGTACTTATGGGAACGAAACACTCTGTAAGACTGCGTTGAGAGATGCAGCAATTATGGTCAACGATAAGGATGAGACAGTAGAATGTATTGGAGTACAGACAGATGATTGAAGTAACATACATAGATCACATGGGGTCAGACCTATCTGTGGTCAATGCAGCTAGGGTCAGCTTTGGTAAAAAGAGTGAGGCACTAGGTGAGGTGGGTATAGGTGATGACCCAATCATGGTGCCTGTACTACATGATAATGACGTAAGGCTAATAAGGTATCTTGCCAAGCACAAGCACAAGTCTCCATTCAACCATGCCTTTGCTACGTTCCATGTTAAGGCACCGATCTTTGTGGCACGTCAGCTAGTCAAGCATGAGTACATGCCTTGGAATGAGATCAGCCGCAGGTATGTCGATGATGAACCTGAGTTCTATATCCCTGATGTGTGGCGTGGACGTAGTGCTGATAAGAAGCAGGGTTCATCTGAGGAAGTCATTACAGAGTTCTTAGTCGAAGGAGGGGACAGATATACACCTGACCACCTAAAGTCTATGATGGAAATCAACGATGGATACGACAGTGTAATGCAAGAGTCTTGTCTTTCTTTGTATCGTGACTTCATCAAGGCTGGGGTATCCCCTGAGCAAGCCCGTATGGTTCTCCCACAGTCTACCATGACTGAATGGTATTGGTCAGGTTCACTGTTTGCTTTTTCTAAGATGTGCGGCCTACGTCTTAAGGATGACACTCAATACGAGACACGGATAGTAGCTCAACAAATTGAGGACTATATGATGGACATATACCCCAATTCTTGGGAAGCATTGAGGATGTATGATGACTAAACTATATGACTTAGAGCCAATGATCTTGGACTGTTGGCGTGTGTGTAATGACCTTGAGACAGTGTTCAGACAGATAGGTGACGGTGAAAGTGAACCTACACATGATGAAATGATGAACACACTGATGGGTATGCAGCAACTATACGAGTGGAAGTTTGAGCAGTTGTTCAGCAAGTATGAGGATGTACTCCGTGACGGACAATGAGTGGCCCTTAGAGGCAGACTTCACAGACGTTAGACCTATGACACCGGAGGAGCGCAAGGCATCCTTGGAACGTAATGAAAAGAACAAGTGGCGTAAGTGTGTCAGTTGTGGTAATGCAAGTAGAGACACATGGTGTGGTTTCTGTCTGGAGGAAGAATGATAGAGAGTGAATGGAATCGACTAATAAAAGAACGTGAAGACTTTAAGGAGAGTGTATTGGCAGAGCATACAGCAGACATCGTGAATGAGCCTAAACACTACGCACGGTGGGCCATTGAGCCTATCACATACATCATGCGTAATGGCTTTGAGTTCTGGCGTGGCAACATTGTTAAGTATGCCAGCCGTGCAGGCTACAAGATGTATGAGGGTAAGACGCAGGTACAAAGCGAGATCATTGACTTAGAGAAAGTCCAACGCTATTGTCAGATGAGAATCAATCAACTAAATGGGGAGGAGAAGTTATGATACCTGTAGGTCAACTAAGATTGCTACTCACCAAGGCGGGACTGGACTACGTCATAACTCGTGTTGATGGCAACGTAGCGCATGTAAACATTCTTGTAGCGGAGCAACCAGATGTACACAGTAGAACTGGAATATGACTATGCCCTTATCAGAACACTTGACGAGGAGGACAGGCATGAGGATGTTGAAGTTGTGATAGGGGAGGGGGGAGAGGTTTTTATACTTCAGTATAACGAATCCCGCCAAAGAAATTCTGTTATAGCTATGTCTTTACAACAGCTCATAGATCTGTATGCTGCAATGGATAGCCCAGAAGGGCTGTTTCAACTGGAGGTCAAACGTGGCAAACAATGATAATCCACACCTAGCTTGCCCCTATCAAGACTGCGGATCAAGCGATGCATTTAATTGGAATGATGATGGCTTTGGCCATTGCCATTCTTGCTCTAGGGCTTACCCAATGCGAGACATGCCAGATGTTTTCGATTGGGTTAAGTCTGAGTATCCATTGAAGGAGAGGAGAAACCCTATGGATATACCAATTGTGTCTCAGACACACGAAGGCATACGAGGCTTAGATGTCGATGTGTCCGAACTGTATGGCATTGCTATACAGCAAGGTGATGACGGACGACCTGTTCGTTATGCCTACAAGTACCCACACACAGTTAAGTATAGGCTAGTCGATGACAAGTCTAAGACTTGGACAAAGGATCGGGGCTTGGGTATGAACCACCTGTTTGGCCCCGAGTTCAATGCAGGTACAAGTCAACGTATTTACTTGACTGAAGGTGAGTTTGATGCAGCCTCCTTGTATCAGATACTTGGTAAGACTTTCCCCGTAAAATCCTTGCCCAGCGCAAGTATTGGTGAGAAGTTCATAGCCCACAACCATCTCTACCTGTCATCCTTTAAAGAGATTATCTACGCAGGTGAACTTGATCCTGCAGGACGTAGGGCAGCAGATAAGTTATACCAAGCATTTCCTGATAAGTTTTTCTACGTACCCATGTCTAAGCACAAAGATGCTAATGACTTCTTACAGGCTGGTGATGGTAAGGACTTGATGTGGGCAGCTAAGAAGCCCATGCGGTACAGTCCAGAGAACTTCTTCTGTTCTAGTGAGGACTTCTCTAATGCCCTACGAACAGAAAATCCTTATGAGTATGTACCTACTGGTCACTCAGGTTTAGACGAGAAGATTCGTGGCATGGTCAAGGGTGGCCTGACATTCATCAAGGCTCCCCGTGGTACTGGTAAGACTGAGGTCATCCGGTACTTTGAGACTGGTCTACTCCAGAACGAGGGTGTGAAAGTTGCACTTCTGCACATGGAGGAGATGAAGTCCACTACACTACGTGCTATGGCTACTTATGAGTTGGGGGCCAACGTCCGTACAAATGAGGATGCCGAACGTAATGGCTACACCCTGAATGACGTTGAGGCCGCAGCTAACAAGATTGCTGACTCCGAGAATAACAGAACGATCATCTTTGAAATGCAGTCCCACGATAATCCACTGACCCTACTCGACTACACCCGTATGGCTGTGACATCATTCGGAGCTGACTTTGTATTTGTAGATCACGTTCAACGTCTGGCCTACTTGTCTAGCTCAGGTGTTGATGGTGCAACCAGTACATTGACTACGCTAGGTTCACGTATGGCTCAGTTAGCTAAGGAGCTAAACATCGGTGTGGTATTTATCTCACAGGTTAATGACGATGGTAGGACAAAGTATGCAGCATCACTTGAAGAGGAGGCAATTATATGCGTAAAGATCGAACGTGA